AGGATCGGATTCCAAGTATTCAAATAAATCTTTAATCAATTGTGGTTTATTTCTTTGCAACCAAATTTTGTAGTTTTTGTCTTCTTTAATATTACCACTACTATCAACCAAATCTTTAACAATGTTTGGTTTTCGTTCTCTTGCTTTTGGGAGATTTTTTTCGGTCAATAATTTTGTTGGAGTTGCAGCAATTTGATCAATAAGTTTAGATAATTTTTTACCCCTCTGTCCTGGGCATTGAGCGGCAGTTGCAGCCATCGCCTTTGCAGTGCTAGGTCCTTCTGCACTGGATAATTGAATTGGTCCTTTCATTTTTACAGAACACCTTACAGAGTTTCTTCCATTCTTTTGAAAAACTACATCTGTTTTTGGTTCTGGATCTCCAGCAATATTTAATTCATCACTGTGGTATGCGTGTGCCAATAAAGACGCATCCGATCTTTCTACAAGATCAACACACTTCTTCGCTTGAGATCCAACATCACCAGTATATTCTTTTAGATTAGGATGTTTCTGTGCTCTTGCTTGAATTTCTGTATAAGGAACTCCAGCTCTGACTAAAGATTCAAATACAATTGCCCACTCTAGTTGAACACCTCTCCCCTGTGCCATTGGTTATCAACCCTCGTTAACAACGACTGCTCCATTAAACCCACCGTTCCTACCATCACCAGGAGCAATGCGAGCATTAGCTTCGGATTCACCAGCATAGATCTTTCTATCGCCATAATCATCTGTCCAACGAACACCACCTGCATAGTAGAGATCAATTGCTGGATTGAGCAGAGATGGTTTCTTAATGTGATATGCCATTTTGCAAATACTTTTTAAGTATTTAGAATGGAGAATAGGAGACTCGAACTCCTGACATCCTGCTTGCAAAGCAGGCGCTCTACCAACTGAGCTAATTCCCCAGAAAACGATTACATGAACAACACTTGGTTGATGCGACTATAATCGGTATACATTCCAATGTCAAATATTGCACTATGAAGACTGTCTGCTTCATACAAGATACATCTATTGTATCTCATTGGAAAATGTTTTTCAACTCTCCAGTCAGGTGAGTTATCAATTGAAGTTCTCAAACGTCGAAACAATTCTTGCTTTGGTAAATCATCTTCACCTTCAGAATAATAAATGGTATGAGTATTGTTTCTTAGAAGTGACGTTTTGTTTTTATAACTATAAAGATTGGTTCCACCACTACACTCTTCTGGAGTATTCAAGTATATGACAGAAGCAAACTGAACTTTCTCTGAGAGTGGACTTTCTTTTGAATAATAGTCTTGGTGAGGGATAATTCCTCTTGGATATCCTAGAAGAGTTTTATCATTTACAACATTGCAAACAAATGCATTGTTTTTAACTCTCCATCCTCTCTCAAAAACTTCTGGATCAAACTTCTTTCTCCAGAAAGGCATCTCAGAACAGAGTTGTAAGAAGATGTTTTTGAGTTTATTAGAAACTTCATCCGTCTCCATGTAAACTCTATTTCCAGGAAGACCAGATATCAATCCAGGATTTTCATCAGAGGTTATCTGATGTTGAGCCAGACACAGTTCTCTAACTTCATCAGGATTTTTGTAGAAGTTATCAATGACAACTGCAGACCTATTTTCTGGTCCGATGTTTGTTAGAACAATAAGTTCAAATTCATCGTTAGGTTCAAACATCCAAGGCAGACTCTAAACTTTTATCGATATCAACGATAACCTGACGAATCTCTTCGATTCTCTCAGGGACAAAATCAGTTCCATACCCTCGTTGTGCTTCAAACAAAACTTGTCGAACTGCAGCTGCAGAACGAACAGGGATTTTAATGGTTACGTTTTTCATACTTCATACTTATCAAATAGTTTTCGAATGTTTTGAGTGATTCCCATTCCACCAGTATAGGTCTCTAGAAGTTCTCCGTTTTCATCAGCAACAACAAGAACTGGAGTAGCAGTCACTCCATACTTTTTTGCAAGAGCAAGGTTTTCTTCAGGGATTGGTTCATCACTGAAGTCCTCAAGAAAAACTTCTTGAATGACACTAGTGCGATCATCTTTGAGAGCATTGATATATCGTTTTACAAGACCACAAGGACCGCAAGAATCCTTAGTGAACATGAGAAACTTGGTCACAAGTCTCCCTCCTTACGATTCTCAGAGTAGTGAACATCAAACTCACCACCAGGATAGCGTGCTTTGAGTTTATCCACATTCATCTCAATGATTTCATCGAGAGTAGTTTCCAGACCCATACATGCTTGCATAACATACCACATGATGTCACCCAGTTCACGCTTCAGGTGAAACAGGTTCTCTTCATTGACAGGTTTGCCTTGGAAAACAATCTTCTTTACAACTTCAGTGAACTCACCAGCTTCGGCAGACATGCCTACCGCAGCAGTAAGCAGTCGCTCGGTAGGAAAGTTCGAGTGGTATAGATCGGCAACACGAGCAGTGAATGCTTCGGGGTCTTTGCTTTCTTGCGACGTAACCGCATTAACAAATTCAGCATACTTATTAGGGTCAATCATACTTCAAATGGTTGTAGTTCGGATTCAGGTAAAATTTGTTGAGCAGGAAGTTCAAAGTCTGGTGCCAAGCGAATGTGAGGCACATCAACAGTCTTTGGTGGATGAGGAAGATAGACCTTGTGATAGGTAAATCCTTTGTGCATTTCACAAGCTGCAATAGCATCTCGTTCAATACCACAATGAACATATCGTTCACCATCAAGGTTAAGCACCTCAAAGTAGTGTGGTGGTTCACCCGCAATAATTTGAGACTGCAGTTTTCGAGTAGTGAGTCCCATGTCAGAACTTGAATCCATCAAATGATTTCTTTGGTTTTGGTTCTTCATAAGTATACTCTTCTTCTTTACCGTTGTCAATAATATCGTTCTGGGCAGACTGTTCACAATCATACAGTCTCATCTTTGCACGGTCAATACCAACAACAAAGCGTTTATGAATCGTAGGATCGTTGTATCGATTCTTCAACTGCTTCACAAGTATCTGTCCCAAGGATTCGAGTTCTTCAGTTGAAATAAGGGCAAACATAAGATCAGCAGTAGCAGGGAGACCAAAGGACTCACTAGTGTCAGTAAGCTCAACGTCACTGCTACCATAACCAGAACGAGTGGTCTGCGTGGCAGAAACGATAGGGACGTTTGCCTCAACAGCCAATCCTCTAAGTTCTTCAGCAATCGCTTTAATATACGAATATGAATTGACAGTGCTATTCCCGCGATACCTGCTGGAAGCACATATATTAAGGTAATCAATGAAAATAATATCAGGTCTAAATGACTTCTTAAGTGCAAGTTCATTAAGAAGTGCCTTGAAGTGTCCAGCATGTGCTGTAGCAGTTGGATATTCTTTAATAATTAGGGTGCCTTGAGTTCTACTTGCAAGTTTTGTTACTTTATCCTCAAACATCACCTTGGGAATATCAACAATCTCTTGAATATTGACATTGAGAAGGTTTGCATCAATTCGTTCTGCAATTCTTTCTTCTGCCATTTCAGCAGTGATATAGAGAACGTTCTTTCCCTGCAGCAGGACGGAACTAGCCACATGGCACATGAATAGACTCTTTCCGACACCCGTACCAGCAAGAGCGATATTGAGAGTCTTATTAGGTAGACCACCTTTTGTGACCTTGTTAAAGAACTCAAGATCGAATGGGATCTTCTCTTCTTTTCTGTGATATGTCTCGTAACGTTGTTCATAGTCTGAGAGATAGTCATGTCCAATGTGGGTATCAAAGGAGACGGAAAGAGCATCAGACAGAATGGTAGGGATACTGTCTCGATTCTTCTTTTCATCTTTGCCGTCAGCAATATGAATTGACTCCATTAGAGCCAAGTAAATTGCACGATCACGACACCACTTTTCAGTGGTATCAACCAACCAATTGTATTCTACCGTGGTGTCTTCGAAAGAACCAATCAAATTAACAATCTCTTTGAATGTCGAGTCATTTATATCTTGACGCTTCTCGATTTCAATACAGAGAATTTCTTTGGTTGCTTGTTGATTGTATTCTTGAACAAAGTTCAGAACTTCTTCAAAGATAATTTTTTGATTGGGATCTTCAAAGTACTCTGCCTTAATAAAAGGCACGACTTTACGAAGATATTCTTCATTGAAGATAAGACTTCTCAGTATTAAAAATTCAACTGTATCCATTAATTTAAATGATGCTGTGGGTTATCTGGTGAGTGCATTATGTCAAACACAAACGTGATTCTTTCTACATCACCCAGGTTCACTGTTCCATGTGGCAGTTTATTATTGAACCAGAGGAATGTGCCTGGTTCAACAATCGCACTCTCGCCGCCACAGAAGTATTGATAGGTTCCTTGAATAGAAATGTGATACCTATCTCTTGTTAGATAGTAAGTTCCTTCATCGATATGCGCTCCTACTATACCATCAACTGGAAGTAAAAGGAAGCCACATCTCTGAAGACTTTTATCGCCTACATGCTTCTTGACCAACTTTCTGATTTCAGTGTGTCTAGAATATGCAGGCGTTTTGACGTTGATTTCAGAGTCTCCAACAAAGTCTTCCTTGTTCTTGACTCCACCCATTATGAGTTGAAGGTTACCAACAGGGATATCATCATAACCACGGTCAACTAGAGAATTTGCATTATCAACCTCTCTCTGACATCCCCAGTCTTCTTTGTGCTTCTCTAGTTGATTAAGTACCTTGGTTACATTGATTCCTGTTTTAATAACCTTTATGTTATTCATGATCCGTAACTAAATTCTTCCTTAGCAATCTCATCAAGTTTTTCCATTACTTCTGGAGTGAAATAAGTTTCGGGTTCTTTGAGAATTGCTTTGGCATAGACTTTCTTTCCGTCGATTTCATATCGACCAGCGACGTTCTT